TCCAAATGATAGGACAAAAAACAATAGAACAAAGTCTGGGCTATACAGGTATTTTACCCCAGCGTATGATGGATTACAGGGGTTTATAGACGAACACGGAAATTCAGTTATACATACACCAAGAGAACCAGTAAAAGGTATAGATGGAGATTTAATTGAGATAGGTGCTAAGGAATACCTAGAAAACGAAAGGGAAGCCTTGAGGGATGACCCTTCGGCTTTAGCTGAATTTAAGAGGCAATATCCATTTACGCCAGAAGAGGCATTTATGGTTGAGGTTAATCAATGTTCTTTTAATGTAGAAAACCTTTATGGGCAGCATGAGTGGAATCAAATGTATGCGCCTAAACTAATTACCACTGGTGATTTTGTATGGACTGATGGATTTGGTTCTGACGTCAAGTTTGTACCGACAAGAACTGGAAAGTGGAATGTGGCTTGGGTTCCTCAAAAGGATTTTCAGAATAAGACTGTGTATAGAAACGGAAGAATGTACCCCGGAAATATGGACGTAACAGTCAGCGCGGCAGACCCGTACGACCATCACAGGACAACATATGGCAGAGGTTCTGATGCTGCATCATATGTTTTTAGGAGATACAATCCTGCAATGCCAGAAGATACAAATATGTTTGTTGCAGAATATATACATAGGCCGCCAACTGTTTGGGTTTTTTATGAAGACATGTTGAAGCAGTCTATTTTTTATGGATGCCAAATACTTGTTGAAAATAATAAGATAGGATTAATAAACTGGATTGAAGAGAAGGGGTATAGACAATACCTAATGGGTAGGCCGGAATCTACCAAAACTCAAGCCAGTAAGAAACAAACAAGTTTGGGTATTCCAACAACAGGAGATGTTGTAAGGGACGCAATAGTAAGTTCTTTGGAGGCGTATGTTTATGAGTCAGTAGGGTATGATTATTCAACGGGAGAAATGGGAAAGCTTTACTTTAACAGGCTAGTAGAAGACTTGCTTAAATTTGAAGCTGATAAATGGACTGATTATGATGCATCTGTAGCGGCAGGGTTAGCGATACTTGCGTCTAAGAAGACCATAAATAAAATAGAATCTCGACCAGAAAATATACAATATTTCAGAAAGTACACAATACAAGGAACAAGATCACAACAAATTAGAACAAGATGAAAGGATACCAAGGGTTTCCAGACCCATTAGCGCCAGAATCCGAAAAGGAGACGAAAAGTTATGGTTTATCGTATCTTAGAGCTATGTACAATGAGTGGAATGGCGGTTCAGAAAACGCCATTATTCAAAGACAAGCTAGATATGACATAGCGAGAAGTTATGCAGGAGGATATCAAGACACTACTCAGTATAAAGATTTATTAAATGTAAACGGTGATTTGTCTTACCTGAATCTAGATTGGAGTATAGTTCCAATAATCCCTAAGTTTGTAGACCTAGTAGTTAACAGCATTACTAACTACGACTTCACAGTAAAAGCTAGGGCAATAGACCCTATATCTGTAGATAAGAGAAAGAAGAAAGAGATGGAGTTGAAAACAAAGATGCTTTCAAAAGATTTTCTTAAACAGATAGAGGCAGCTTCAAATGTTCCCATCTTGGACAATGGAGAGTTTATACCAGAATCTGAAGATGAGATAGAGCTGTTTATGCAGATAGGTTATAAGCAGGCTACAGAGATTGCTATAGAGCAAGGTCTTGAGTTGGCTATGGATATAAATGACTGGAAGGAGCTATCCAAAAGATTAGTTAGAGATTTAGTTGTATTAGGAATAGGGGCAGCGAAGACAGAATTAGATCACAGGGGAGTTATAATAAGATATGTAGACCCTGTGTTTTTTGTTTCGTCTTATTCAGACTCTCCTGATTTTTCAGATGTAACATGGGCAGGAGAGGTTAGAAGAGTAAGATTAAGTGAACTAAAGGCTGAGGCTGGAGATCAATTTACAGAAGAAGAATATCAAAAGATAGCCAAACAGTACGCTGGTAAAAACGATAACCCAATTCAGTATTCCATACAGCCAATCATATCTGAAAATATGGTTTACTATGAATACGATCAATTTAAGGTTGACGTAATGGAGGGTCAGTTTATAGTGCCAAACAAGCTGAAGGTAGAAAAAAAATATAACAAGTATGGTAATCATACCGTACATAAGAAAAAAGACACTTACGAAGCACCAAAGAACAGCAAGTATAAAAGAGAGGTTTCGGAGACGTCTTATGAGTGCAAGTATTCAGGCAAGTGGGCTATAGGCACTAATTGTATTTATGATTATGGCAAAGCAAAGAATCAAATAAGAGCTAAATCCTCATTACATAAGACAAAGCTTGATTTTATAGCCTATGCCATTGATCTTAACAGGATGGATAACAAATCTCTTTGCGAGAGGATGATACCGTTTGGGAATCAGATTCAGTTGATTCATCTTAAGATGCAGCACATTATAGCAAAGGCTAGGCCAAAGGGGATGGCTATTGAGGTAGGTTCTTTAGAGAACGTTCCAAAAGGAAAAGGAGAGATGTTTACTCCGCTTGAAATACTTGATGCGTATGACCAAACTGGCGTGTATATGTTTAGGTATATACAGGATGACGGATCGCCAACACAGGCAAGGCCAATTACTGAGCTAGAAGGGGGTGTAGGAGGAGCTATAAATGAGCTTCTTGTTGAGTACGATCACAACCTAAGAATGCTTAGAGATGTTTCAGGCATAAATGAGGCTAGAGAAGGTAGTGTTCCAAGCAAAGAGTCTGTTGTAGGTGTGGCTAAACTTAACTTAATAGCTTCTACTAACGCAACAAGGTCAATACAAGACGCCTATCTTAACATATACAGAAGGACTGCTGAATCTTCCGTTCTAATGATTCAGGATTTAGTTTATTACGATAAGCCTTATAGCGGGTATGCTGGATCAATAGGAAAAACAGACATGGATGTTATATCCGTATCAAAAGATGTTTCATTACATGAGTTTGGGATATCTATAGACGTAACTACCGACGAGAGGGAGAGGGAAAATCTTGAGTTAGACTTGAGGGCTGCTATTGAAGCTAAAGACCTTAGACCAGAGGACGCTATGGTTATAAGGAGCATAAAAAATACTAAGCTTGCTAACCAGTATATGTTATTAATGAGGCGGAAAAGAATGAAGGAGCAGATGGAAATGGCAGAGCAACAAGCGATGATGAATGCTAAACAACAGGCCATGGCCAGCCAGCAAGCTACACAAAACGAGATAATGAAAGAGCAAGAGCTTACTAAGATAAAGTTGATGGAAGAGGAGAAGAAAATACAGCTAGAGGCTCAACTTGAACAAATCAAGAGTGAGCTTAAGATGAAGGAGATTGAGAAGCAGAATGAAGGTAAGCGGGATGTTGCCGAGATAAATGACAGACAAGATGATCGAGCAAACGTGTAAGATTCTGACCTAGAGTTTGGATATTTAAAAAATAATTCGTATCTTTGCATAACATTAAATAAAATTTACTATGGACGATTTTACTAAGGAATTTGCGGGAGCAATGGGCTATGAGATGCCTACTGACGAGCAAAAGGAGAAAGAGACTGAAGATATTGATAATGAAGAGTCTCAAGATGAAAAAAAAGAAGAAAAACAAGAAGAACAGGATGGCGAAGAAGAAAAACAAGAAGAAAAAGAAGTAGGTGATTCTACTGAGGAAAAGTCAGAAAGTTCAGAAGAAGATAAAGAAAAAGTTCTTCCAAATACTGAAGAGGAAGCAAAAACCGAGAGTGGTTCCTTTGAAGAAACACTAATTGAAAAGAGCGGTGGTAAATTCAAAGACTACTCAGACATTGAGAAAGCTTTAGAAGAGAGTTCTCAAGAAGATGCTTTTGCGAACGAAATGGTAGCAAAGCTCAATGATTATGTCAAAGGCGGTGGTGATGCTTTAGATTTTTTACGTACTCAGACTGTTAATTATTCTGAAATGAATGATGGCGATGCTATCAAAGAGTGGATGAAGATGAACAGAAAAAGCTTATCTGAGGACGATATTGACTTCCTAGTGGCTCAAGAATATGGAGTATCAAAAGACGCAAGCGAGAGCGAGAAGCGTTTAGCTCTATTGAGAATGAA